TATAATATCTAAGTCTTGCGGATCATTAAAATCTGCTAATTTTAAAAATCTCTTTTCCTCAAATGAAAGGTAATTCAAACTAATATCTTTCAATAATTCAATATACCTATCTCTTACTAATTGTATTCTTTCAGAAGTACTACTTTTTTTAACTTCTGACCATACATTTAAATAATTTTTGTAAGCAGCATTGTATTGTTGGGGTGTTAATTTGGATTCTAGATTTTGCAAAAAATCATAGAACGAAAATACTTCTCTAAAATCTTTGGATAGCGCATCATTTACCCTATTTGTTGTAATAGAATTTTTAGGCAGCGGTAATTGATCGTATAAACCCGTAGACACAAAAATATTTAGAGCATTTTAAGAATTTGATGACAATAATTCTAACCCTAACATTAATTCTCTTGTAAGCATGTTTTCTGCTATGTTCCACCAATCATTATATGATGATATAGATTCTGATACTGTTGTATATTTGTCATTCCAATTTATTATGCCTTCTATTTGTTGACCAGCATAAGTTGATACATACTGATAAAAAGTATAATATTTTGTTATATCTTCTGGTGTATATGTCGATGGCAATACTAAAGGCCAGGCCCACGCTGGCGAATATGAAGATAATGCATATGTTTTAGCAACGGGATCAATATATTGTGCTGTTAATACATTTGTATTACAAATAGTATAATATTGTGAAAATCTTTCATATGCAACAATGAAATTATCAGTACCGGCGGTCAATACAGTGTTGAAAAAATTCAATTCGGTACCGAGATTTTTGCCATAAGAAATATCACTATCATTACTATAACCCTTTCCATTGAAATTTTCATTGAATTTGTTACGATCACCTTTTAATTTAGACAATTTAATCGAAAAGAGATCTAATAATCTCGTAACATTTGAAGGGAAATTATATGTATTAAAGATATATAAATTTTCATTTACTAAATTATGCAGTGTGTTTAATTTTTCTATATTGCATGTATCAATGAATGTATTATTGTCTACGAAGTTTGCAATTTTTTCATATATCTTTTTTCCTAAAAGGGTGGGTTCATCATCTATTGTACCTAAAATTGTTTTAAAAAAGTCATCAAATAAAACTGTGCTATCTCTCAATGATTCTTGAAAAGCAAAATTTTTAATTTGCGCATGCATATCAAAATTTTCATTTAATTTCGCAAGACTATATTTTCCCGATACTGGCGAAATGTTAAAAGTATTGCTGCAACAACCTTCTTCGAAGAAAATTGGTCTAGTAATCAAATACTTTAATGCATATCTCAATCCTGTTATATCACCTCTTGAATTTATAATATTTTGATAGAACCCTGTTGTGTCTATTTCGTTCAATGGAATAGTTTTTAAATTTGCCGCGGGATCACCGGTCGGATCGTAAGTTTTTAATATTTTTATTTGCTGATCTGCATTATCAAATATCAATAAATCTCTTTGTGTAGTAGAAGCTATTCCGTTAAAATTGCATTCAAGTGATTGATTAGAAGATGTTAATGTTGCATAAAGATTGATGTCTTCTAAAAGAGTATCAAATTTTACAATTTCATTTTTATTGGCTATAAACCAAAGATTTTCATCAATGTCATAAGCAAAAGACCATAGCTTATAATTAAAATCAAAAAATGTTTGTGATAAAGTATTTTGATTTATTTTCAATAATTTATCGAATTCATTATTGTTGATATTTTTGAGTAATACCCATGTAAATTGTCTGGATGTACAAAGAATATCATATGCAATGAATGGATAATTTATATTAATTCGGTTTATTAAATTACCAAATTTATCATACTTGCATACAAAAGAAGATAACGGATAATTATAAGCTACCCATGCATTATCATTTATATCTATATCGAGCAATGCAGGCATTATAGAATTAGAACCCGCAGCGCCACTCTGAGACATATAAAATGTGTTGCTGCTATAATCTTCGTTTATAAGATCTGGAACTGCATAGAATAATATGTCACCATTACTACTCAATTTACAAACGCTAACTGCATCATAAAGAGTGACCCATACATTGCCTTCGCTATCTGCAGCAATAAAACTTGGCGATGAACCAGATATAAGGCTTGTTGTTGATACAGTATTTGCATCAAAATCAATTTTTGCTACCAAATCCTGATCTGAATCTACGGCCCAGTAGTCATATGAAACTATACCCGCATCATACCGAGGCACTATTAATGATGCATACATACCAGATAAATTAGTTGTATCTATCAATGTCTTTACAACACCCGATTCATTTACTAAATTATCAATAGTATGTGATAGATCTATTTTATAAATATAAGTGGACTGTGGATTTGTAGCAATAATGTGTTCACTTTGAAGAGGTTGGAATGTTTCACCCAACAATTTGTAGTCACAGCAAACGGTAACATTATCAAATGGTATTTTGGGTACTATATATCCTTTAAAGAATCCTAATTTTTCATATGAGTTAAATTCGTCATAATCTTCATATACCTCAATAGCAGAAGGAATTGTAAAACCAGTTGAAGTATCTTTCAAATAAAACCTAATAGAATTATCTATCAAATAATCATTTTCATTTTTAAGAATAAATTTAGGCCATGATTTACTACTATAGTTATAATTGTCTTTTAACCGTGCGACAAAAGGAATTTTTTGACCTACAAATTTATTTTTACCTATATTAAAAGTATTATTGCTAAAATTACCTTCAGAATCTATACCATTTGTTGAAAAAACCACGCATCCTAGTTCATCTTGCGGATAAATGGTTACACCATAAGTCTCTGATGTAACATTGTTCAATACGGGATATTCGCTAATGATATTATATTTGATATTATCATTGTCATAGAAATTAGTAAAGTCAAAAGAAGCTGTTATCAGCGTAGGTGTAATAATACTTCCGACAGGCGCCTTTACATAATCATCCGTATAATAAATTAATCTATTTCCTGAAGTTCCTGCTAGTACTGAACCTTTTTCTGTGGAATCACATAATACAATATTTCTAGATGCATCCAACTTTACGTAAATTTGTTTATTATTTAATGTTTTGAAATGATCTATAGGTGTGACATCATATCCTGATAAAACCGGATTAAAATCAATCACAGCAAAATGACAATTTGGTTTTAAATGGGCATACTTATCAAGTTCATATTTTTTTAAATCTAAAACGGGTGCTGAATTACCAGATACATGAAGAGTTATGGTAGCACCTTCAGTTGAAAGAATATTATAGGTTTGCCAACTATTGAACCTAGATACTAAAAAAGGCTTTTCGTAGTGAGATGCTCTTATAACTGGATTGTTGGCGCCAGAAATTACTAATGTGTCGCTAATAAAATCTTTTACTAAAATATTTTGACAAAATGATGATTCGTATCCAATACCACTGGCTCCGTAGAAATAGCACTTCACACTGTACGTACCCGGAATTTTATAATAATGTGTAGCAGTAATATCTCTACTAGTTGTACCGTCACCAAAATCCCATAAAATTCTAGTATTTGAAACGGGTTTGTCATCACCCGAATCAAATTTTGGTATAAATGTAAAAGGAGTGATTGGCAATGTATACCCCGAAGTGACATGACTATTCGTATAGTCTAAAACATCGAAATATAAAAATCTATAATCAGGAGTATTCATTAAATCACTTCAATTTTGTTTATTAAATTACTTACTTGATAGAAGAAAGGAAATTGAAAATATTGTAAAGTATAATTTTGAGACGTTGATTCTAATGTCGAATCAGGATAAAGTGGATTCCAAGTTATAAAATTAATACGTGAAACAGAAAATGCATTACCTGGATTATTTCGATATGTTTCTATTTTTGAAATCCCCGGGATGTTCAATATATCTTGTGATAATTGCGCAAAATTTAAAATAGATCCTAATTTATTATTTGATGTATTGAAGAATTGTTCAATAATATTGAATACACTACTTTTTATTAATTCTCTCGATGTATTATATCCCGTTTCTCGATATATTCTTAAATAAGTCTCACTTCTTACTAATTCTGAATTAGTTTCTTCTGGAAATGGCAGGCCGATATCAAAAGCATTATATATCGGATCGCATACTACTACGTTTTGATTTATTAATTTTGTATCTGCAAATGATTCGACAATTGCTTGTTTTTGTGAGATGGGCAAAGTAAGTGGCATTTCTTCATTTAAGATAGCACCATATTTGGGAACAACAAAACAATACACATTATTAAAATCGCAGCTATCCGAAAATAGCACTTGGTTCATCAGAACTCTTTCTTCTTGGTTTGGTCTCTCTAGACCAATGTCATAAAAATATTTTAAAAATGTTTTTGTATAGCTTTGATTATTGACTACTTTTGTATCTTCAATTATATTTGAAAATTTAGATAAAATTTTAGATTCAAAATCACCCACTGTTACACATCTATTTTGAGACATGAACATTAGCGGTGCATTTTTCTTAATTTCCGCAACTGTTTCAAATGATTTAAAATCAGTAGATGCATTTTGATTGTTTAAAGAAATATAGCTTATATTATCTGATGTTATTTCTTCGGTATTTGATATTTTTATATCTTGATAAATCTCATTCCATCGATTTGTATTATAAAGACCCATAGAACGACCTGTCATAAGATTTGAACCTATGCGACCAGATGATCCTTTACTTTGCAAGTAATATATTGCAATCAAATCACCTAAATTTAATTGCTTACCATTTACATTATTGCCAAATTTTAATTCATAATTCAAATTTTCATTAAATCGTTTTTCAAAAACCCTAGCTGAAGAATCTTGCCCATATAATGTTTCTACTTCTTTCCATTCAGACCATTTCTCTGTGTATACATCTTTAATGAAAACAAATATATTATTATTATCAATGATTGTTGTGTTATTAACTAAATCCTGAATGGTGATTGTTTTTAATTCGAATGCTTCGCCCAATGCAACAGAAATAGGATATTCTTTTACATCGCCTTGATATAAAATATTATTGTTTATTACTGAATCTATATTTTCAGAATCGGCTGTAGATTTCTCAAAATATACATCTTCTGTAAAAACATAATTAGACCCGTCCACATTAATAGAAGTAAAACGCGGCAGAACATATGATCCGACTGAAATCTGAGATCCCAATGTAAATTCACTCAATGTTACTGAAGGTGTATGGTATCCATGTGGTTTATAACCAATCAAAGAAACAATTTTATTGATATTTTCAAATAATTCTGCTTGCGAAAAACTAGTTTCAGATGATGTTTGATTTAGGTAAAACATCAGAACGTGATACATATAAGCTACAACATCTACTAGTGCTGAAATATTACTGCCTTCAAAATCAATATCCTGAAATTTTTCAGAAGTTTTTAATCGATTTACAATCAATTGCTTCATACTAACCGCATCAAATGCAGCATATGCATTTCTGGGTAAATTAAATTCTGTAAAATTTGATATTGACATAATTAGTAGTTTGTATAACCAATACTATTTAATGCACCAGACATTGTGATTGCTGGCGTATTTAATTCGGGTAATGAAAATGAAATTTCTATGTTGTATTCTGATGTATCGTACATTGGATATACATTAACATCATTCAATAATATACGGGGTTCAAATAAATTTAATTTTGACCTTATCAAGCCCGCAATATCCATAGCCCTCAATTCACTTAGTGGTTCAAATAAAAATTGTTTTAAATCCAAACCAAAATTAGGATTCAAAACCTTTTCACCGGGGGCCGTATTAAAAATATTCCTAATAGAATTTTTAATTGCATTCAAATCATAATCTAAAATTAAATCATTAATTTCTGGATATTGCTGAAAATTGTTTTTAATCAGATATTTTTTTTGTAAATCTAAATGCAAATCAGAATAAGTAAATGCCTTGTTTTGAACGCGCGGTTCAGGTAATCCACTTATTTTAATTGACGCCATAAAAATATTTAACAATTAAGTAAATAATAGCATGAAGAAGAAGTTTCATGCTATTTTTGAAGCCGCGTTAAGCCGCTATTCACGCGGTGGATTTTTAGTTGGTGATTATGTTAAATTCGCTAAAAATTTTAAAACAAATGAAGCTTATAAAATGCTGGGCTCTAATATCAAACAATTACTTGATGAAATGGAATC